CGCCAGCGTAGCGTCCGTGAATATCTGCACACCAGCGGTTGTCTCGGCCTTGACGGTCAGCGCGCCGCTCGTTGCCACAGCTCGCGCCGTGTACTGAGTGGTGTCGAACTGACCGTAGTTGACGGCGACGAGGCGCCCCGGCGACGGGATGCTCACCAGGCCAGAAGCGGTGGTGGTGGTCACCGTGTCTCCCTGAGCGAAGCTGGTACCGACAATCAGCGCCATCTGCCGGTGGACATATCGCTTGCCCGCTGGGGGCCGGATGACTTTCTGGTTTCTAAGCGTGTATGCCATGTCCTACCCTTCTATCCAGGGCTCGTTGCTCCCTCTGTCCAGGAGCCGTATGGGGCCTAGGGGGGCCAGTGAGACCGGGGTTCCGGCCGCCGACCCCAGCCCCCCTAGGCGGTTGCTCATGCAGCCGACTTCACCGTCTGTCCACGGTCATTCGAAACCTCGATGAGCCCGTACCAGGCAGAGCCAACGAACTCAAGGGCCTGGTAGGAGGCATCGCGCTGCGTCTCGACACGCTGCCCGATAACCTCGTACGCCCCAAGTGCGTCGGTCGTGTTGAACACGGCCCCGCCGACGAGACCAGTGGTGGTCACGACGAGCGAGGTCTGCCAGATAGGCAGGCCCATGAATGTTCCGAACATGCCCGAGTCCCCGAACGGACGAACCAGGTCGCCATCCCGACCTATCTCGTACACAGCGGTCGTGGAGGCAACCTCCGCCCGCAGCTCGCCGGTCTGCTTCGGGTCGAAGTAACCGACGTACGGCCGGGGGATGTCCCGCTGCTCCAGCGCAGAGACCGCGGCCAGAACATCAGCCGGGGTCAACGTGGAGGCAGCGGTGGTGACGTTGCTGAAGTCGTCCATCAAAGCCGCAACGTCCGTCTCCCACTTCTCCGCAACCGAATCCGCAACGATGCGGGCGACCTCGCCGTAGAGGTTGTCGCCAGCCCAGATCTCACGGGCAAAGTCCGTGACATCCACTCGGAACCCGACACCAGCCGCGACTGCGGTCTGCTGCGTGTCCGAGAGGGCCGTCGAGCTGATCTCAGAGAGGTCATCGCTCAGGGCCGCGGCAGCACCCGGGTCCCCCCACAGGGGGAACGAGGCGTTCTGCGACGGACCCTTCGCGGCGAAGCGGAGGAAAGCGCGGCTCGTCATTGCAGGCCGAAGGATCGGCACCATGCGTGACTCCACGATCTCAGCGAAGATGGAGTCGGCTAGCGCAGTTGCGCCAGTTGAAGCCACTGTTTACTCCTTACTTGTCCAACGAATCGTGGACGAAGCTCATCGGTTGCCCGACCGTCCACGGGTCTTCCTTCTTGACACGACCGGCCTTGTAAACCTCCGCAGCCCTCTTGGGGTCCATGCGGGCCAGTTGCTCGAACTCCTGAACGTCGTAGACCTTCGTGCCAATCATGCGCGCGTCCTGGATGACGGTTGGAGTGAATCCGGCTTCCTCCTGCTTGGGGGGCTCGACCTGCTCCCCTTCCTCCACCTGGATGAAGCCCTCGGTGACTGCCCACTGCTTCACAGCGTCGGCGGTCGGTTCGGCTTCGGTGGGATAGAACTTCGCGTGCTTGGGGTTGAGGCCCATAGACCCGAAGGTCTCGGTCAGGACGGTGGTCCGCTCCTTAGCGGCGAACTCCGCAGCACTGGCCTCGGCAGCCTCAGCCCGCTTCTGTGCCTCCTTCAGTTCCTTGCGCATCTTGGCGAAGGCGGCGTTGTCACGCTTGTTCTCGTTATCGGATTCCTCCTCGTCATCGAGAAGGGCGTCGATGTCTGAGTCAGACATCAAGAACCTCCTGTAGTCACAGGGAATGGGCGCAGATGCGCCAGTACACGCGAGCGTGGCTCGCGGAACGAACGGGCTCGTGCGGCCAGATGGCCCACGGAAGGTTCCCGCTCGCCCCTACGGTTGCAGGCTTGTCAAGGGCGGTTATGATGGCGACATGAACGCTGCGTATGAGCGTGAGGGGTTCTTCAGGACTGCGTGGTACGCGGTCGCCACGGTCGGGACACTCATCATCACCCTAGCCGCTGGGGCCGCCTTCGTCGTGTTCTGGGCGGCCGTCATCGCCGGGGTTACGTGGCTGGCCGTGCAGGTGCTCAACGCCCTCGGCGAGTTCCTGGGCTAGAGGCTCTGAGGAAGCTCCTCCTCGAACTCCGCACCCTGGAGCCGCTGCGTGGGTGCCTGCGAGACGGCGCGAGGCTCTAGGAACGCCTCCTGCTCAGCCAGAATGCGCTCGGCCCTCTCCGCTATCTGAGCCGCCCGTGGCCCACCGAACTCCATCTCCAGCAAGTCCTTGGTCGTGAGTCCATATCGCTGGAGATACTGGATGTCGTACTGGCGGACGCGCTTGCCCAGCTCGGCGAAGTCCTGACCCGACAGCTTCTCGAACTCGAAGCCCGGGTTCAGCGCTTCCACCTGCTTGATGACCTGGAGCATGTCCTTACGGGTGAGGCCATATGAGTCAGGTGTCGCCACCTCGCCCGCACGCGGAGCCGTGACCTCGATGCCCGCCACGCGCTCAAGCTGCGTGGTCAGGAACGCCTCCTGCCACACCTGCTCCCACTTCTTCGGCCCGAGCCCCATGACGAACTTCTGAAGCTCCTTCTTCGTGAGCTTGCCACCGGGCAGAGCGATACCGCGAAGCTCCAATGCCTGCTGGAAGCCAGCCCACATCGGGGCATACTGGTCGATGGTCTGAACCGCGTCCACGCGGTCTGAGAACTCCTCGAAGGTGAGGCCGTTCTTCAGCGTCTTGGCGAACATCTTCCTGCTGAACCGCTCACCGATGTCCTGCGCCCGCGCCTTGTATTGGGCGTAGGTGGAGAGGTACTGGCCCTCCGTCATGCCGGTGCGCCAGCGGATGCCCCGGAACTGCTTGCGGTACTCCGGGGTATGGCGCAGCATGTCCACAAACTGCGTGGTGGACCACTGGCCCCGGATGCCTCGTTCCATCAGGTTCAGGAGGTTCTTCGACGCCTTCAGGCCCCATCGGCGTAGGATTTCCTGATAGGCCACGCGCAGGCGCTCCATCGCCCGCTGCTCTGCCAGCGATGGGCCGGTGGACTGCGCGGGGCTCGTGCTCGTCGTCGTGGATGTGGGTGTGCTCGGCGTTGTGGATGGCCCGCTCGGGAGGTCGGGCAGGTCGGGTTGTGGCATTACTCCTCCTCCCCGCCGAAGTCCTCGAAGTTGAAGTACGTGCCAGCGAAGGTCTGCGCCGCCTCCTTGCGCCTGCGTGCGGCGAGCAACTGCGAGGTCGTGTCGCTAAGGGTCCCTAGGTCCTGGTCCACGAACTGGTCCAGGGTCGCCATGAGGTTCCCCGCACCACGGCCCCTGCCGCTGGCGAATCCGCTCGAACCGAGACCAAGCGGAACCTGCGGGCCGACCTCCTCCTCCCCCGCGCCCTCGTCCTCGGCGGGCTCGGGCGGGTTCAGGTAGTTCTGCCGTGCGGCTGCGGCGTAGGCGGTGAATGACTCCGGGGTGCGGAAAGCGACCGGGGTATAGGTCTCGTAGATGGGTTCGCCCTTCTCGTCCACCCCGACCTGGCGCTCGAACGACGACGCCCTGGCCCGGTACTCCTGCTCGTATGCGATGTCGTAGCCCGTACGCGCTCGCAGAAGCTCCAGTAGTTCATCCGAGGCCACGCCCTGCCCGCTCGTGTAGACGCCCGTAGCGAGGTCGATGAAGCGCCCTGCCTTGCTTCCCGGGCTCGCTTTCACGCTCGGGTCATACGCCACGCGGCGAGGGTCGAAGAATGGGTTGCTCTCGATACCGAACCGCTCATATGCCTGCTGCGCGAGTTCGAGCTGTTCGCGGCTGCCGAAGCTCCCGGCCTCCCCGCCGACGATGCGGGAGCCATCCTTGCTCAGCTTCAGTCCCGCCTTCTCCAGCTTGTTGCGGAGTCGTTCCAGTGGGTCCTTCTTCGGCTTGTCCTTCTTCGCCATCACTACTCCTTGTCCAGATAGAACGAGTCCGCCGAGGAGAACTTCTCGAAGTACAGCTTCTCGATGAGGTCATCGTGTGTGAGTGGCTTCCCGGGCTCGCCGAGTGCGACGGCCAGCTCGTTCAGGATACGGTCGTACTGCCCGTGGTCCTTACGCACCTTCGCGGTGGCATCCACCATCCACTTGCGGTAGTTCTCCGCGATGACCGAGCTGCCACCGGGAACGTAGTCCTCGGCCTCGATGCGCCGCCATAGCTCATCTGCTATACCCACCGACCATTCCCACACAGCGTTGTCGGTGAGGTTCAGGGCATCCCCGACCCGGTGGTACACGGGCTGGTTCATCTGCTTCCAGAAATCAGCGACCCCCGTCTTCTCGGCCTGTTCGGCATAGAACTTGTCGAAAGCCGCACGGGCATCTTGATACCTGCCATCGTTTTCAGAGATGTGGTTCTGCGATGCCCACTTCTTCAGCTTGTAGTCACCCCGCGTGATGAGGTTGGCTAGCTTGCTTGCTTCGTCCTGCTTGTCCTCGGGGATGTCGTAGCCCACCTGCTCCCGCTGGAACTCGGTGAGGAACGTGGCGGGCAGGTTCGCCCACTCCGCGATTTGACA